CTATGAAACCCACCCTTCAGCAATAGCAGAATGAAACAATTTTAATTTCTCTGCTTTGGTTGCGTTCTGGTAGTCTTCAAAGTGTTGTTTTTTCTCGGTCTCGTCTTTATACTTTGAGAGTGTTTCTGCTCTCTGTATAGTTTGCACAGCTTTTGCAATTTGCATAAGTGTAGCCTCCATCTGTTTGTGTGTGTGTTTGTGTGTGACTTTTAAAAAAAGTCTCAAAGCCTACCGCTTGGATAGGCTTTAAGTCTGTTTTTAATTTAAGATGTTTAAAGGGTCATACTTAACTATAAGACGCACTTGCTTCTCGTAGTCTCTCTTAGCTGTAAACATTAAATGAAAGTTATATAAAAACCTTCTCAGTGATAATTTAAATTTATACATATTTTTTAATTAATGTTGTTGAGGTTTAAAGTCTGGAGCAATAATTCCAAATCCGCCCCAATCTTTTTGAATTGTTTTGTCTTTGCTAAAGTCTTCAAAAAACTTCAAAGCGTAGCCTCTAGCGTCTCCATTAAAAAACATATTGAATGTATTAGTGTTCAATATCTTAGCAACTTTTGAAAGTATCTTTTCACTTTCTTTGTCTATGTCGCCTTCAAAGTCTCCGTTGCAATAGTCAGTTGCTAACTTGTGGGCTTTGTTTTCTAATCTAAAAAGTTTTTTGCAAAGTTCGATACTATCTATATCAAGATTGAAAATACTTTTTAAAGTGTCGCCATGCTTCTTAATGTTTTGATACATTGTTTGTTTTTCGTGTCCCTTCATAGTGTGTATACTCCATTGATTGTTTGTGTGTTTGTTTCGGACTGAAATTCTGTGTCCTCGTCAGTGACGTATTAAACGCCAGACAAACTGCAAGGCTGAGAGTGTTAAGACTAACTCTAATCGCTATCTTGCAGACTGGACTAATTAAGGCTTTTAACCCCCACACACCTTAGAGACTTACTCGCCCAGATTAGAACTATCCGCAGTTCCGTGCCTGTGTGTGGCAGATTGTTTTTGTATGTAGATAAAAACAAGTAAAAATAAATAACTAATATCTATATATACATGCGTTTGCGGATTGCAATAGCTAAAATGAAAAAAAAGTAAAATAATTTAAAATAAGCTATAAAAGCCTTATTATATGCCATTTATAGGATAATATAGGAATATATAGTATTTAATAGGATTATCCCATTAAGGTTTAATATCCTGTAGCGTATCTATTATGGATATAGCTATTATGGATATGCTTTATTATCATTACTATTATAATATTAATGTTGTTGGTCTCTGGTGGTGTGCTTGTGGTGTACTTGTGGAGATACTTAGGAGATACCCTGCGTAGGCTGTGTGTGATACCTGTGTAGATACCTGTGTGTGTTTCTTTTGTTTTCACTAGAATGGGAACTTTTATAATTAAATTGATATGACCACTGCCCTGCGTCCTGCCATTGGTGTGGCTGTGCGTGGCTGTGTGTGGCTGTGATACTTAAAGAACTAGGCGTGTGCCTGTGAGTGTGTGCGTATATATAAAGAACTAGGCGTGAGCCTGTGCGTGTGGCTATGTGTGAAATAAAAAAACAGACTAGCTGAAGCACATACAATAATAAAAAGAATACGCCCACGCCACGCATAAGCAAAGGATATGCTGTCCTTATAGTTAAAAAAAGCCCTTTAAAGCCTTGCTTTCTGTACTTTTCCCACGCTTCCACAGGTTATCGAAGGGGGGAATTGACGTTCTCTATATATCAAATACCCTTTCATATTTTTTTATGAAATATTTCCCATACGCTCAGCCATACGCTTAGCCCTGTTTGGTGTCTGAACTGCCCACCTACTGTCTAACATCTCCTTACTTGCAGTGACATAGTCACTATCTTGGAGTGCTGAAAGCATACCATGAAACTTAGAAACACCATAGCTACCCATCTGGTAACACATTTCAACCACTATATGTCTAGCAGTGTCATGCACATTAGGAGATATCATTAGTAATTCTTCTGAACCTGAAACTGCTCTTGCAAAGTCTCTTTCAAATAACTTATTCCACCCTGCCATGTCAGTGGGTACTTCTTCGCCCTCTAACATTTTGTGACCAAAGCCACCTGTAAGATGCCCTTCAGTGCAGTGGTAAGTCTCCATACGGAAGCCTTCTTCTTTCTTAATCTCTGCTTTAGTTTGTTCTATATCCATCTTTGTTTTTCTCCTCTAATTCCAGTTGTGTGTTCCATAAATCTTTCCAAGTCTTTATCTAACAAGTCTTCTTTGTGTTGATTGTAAGATAATTGTTGGTCTCTATCTAAACGTGTCACCCAATAGTTTGCACAGATAGCTAATGCGTCTATAGCATCATCATGTCTAAGTGAACCTTTGTCTCTAGTAAGTCTTGTCATCTGTCTAAACAACTGATGGTCAGGCTCATTCTTAAAGTCTTCTTTAATTAGTAAATCATCTATGACTAACCTATGGCTATTCATTAAAGGCTCTAAGGTATCTATGATACGTTTCTCCTTTTGAATATTATGTCTAACTTCCTCAATCTCACATGGGTGTATCTTAGCCATGATAGGTTTAAGTAATTGTGTTGCCATACCGTCACCAAAGTTACTCTCGATAACCACATAGTTGACATCATGTTTTCTCGCAATGTGAGATAACTGAGACATGGTATTGTCTGAATATCCACCATCTAACGAGCCAACAGCAGTCAGATATAGCACTCCATGTAACATTTTAAGCACAGCGTAAGCTGTTTTGTCCTCACCTCGCCCACTAGGGTCAATCGACATACATGTGCCTTCAAACGGAGTAAATTCTTCACTCATGTGCATAGGGGCTACAAAGTAGTCACCTTTAAGTCCTACATTAGGAATATCTGGGTCTATACCTTTCATTTGCTCTGGTGATGAAGCCCACTGTATTTTTGCAGGTGCATCTTTCCAAGTTGAACAACCTGAAGCTACTATTAAATCATTTAGTTTAAGAGGGTATCTATTTGCGTCAGACAAACTTGTATCTAACATAAATTGTAAATTAAACCCTGAACGACCATAAGAAGCTAAACGCTCCATCAAATCTACGCCATCAAACCTTTTAGGGTCTGTAGGGTCTCCTTCTTTACCTACGATAATGTCAGCAAGTTTATTTCCGTAACCAACTGCTTGTGCTTTAGTTGGTACTAATGCTGTCCATATCTTTGTCTTAAAACCTCTTTCCTCTAATGTATTGTACAATGACATTTCATTTTGAGGTGTACCTAGAAATATAATACGTCCTACTTCTGGTTTAATAATTGCATCAAATTCTTTTACAGTTTCACTTAATCTATCTCTCATAAGTTGCGTTTGGGAGTTATTCGCACTCTCAACGTCATCTGCAATAATTAAATCTGCTCTACTACCTGTTAACTGACCTGTGATACCCATAGATTTAACTGAGGGTGCATGACTGGCTGTAGCAGGTGCAACATCAAAACTAATCTTTGAATGTCTTTGGTTGTCTCTAGGAATTAGATGAGCCAGTAAAGGCATCTCTCCAATTAATCTTTGTGTAAATGTACTGAAATCATCAGCCCTACTTTTAGATGCAGATACAACTAATATGTTTCTCTGCGGATTTAATAATAATTGGTGAACGACAAACGCTGAAGTAATCCAAGATTTACCTACACCTCTAAACGCTTCGATAACTAATCTCTTCTCTTTAGCCTGTAGATAGTCTGCGATATCGTATTGTATTGGTGTTGGTTCAGGTAAGTTTAAATGCTTCCAACATAAATATAGAAAATTTTTAAAGTTCTTTAATCTATTGTCCATCTGTATCAAACGGTATGTCATCAAGAATGTTATCTTCCTTTTTAGTCAAAGGTTCTGTGCTGTAAGTTTTACAAACTTCTAAACACACTTTCATTTCTGATGCCGTTAGTTCGTCTCCTGATTTTAATTTATTGTATGCGTGAGTTACTAATAACTGTGGCAACTCTTTTATAATATTGGTTAAACTATTGCGGTCTTCCTTGTCGGTTGTACTTTTTAAAGGTACTTCCTTTGTTTCTTGACTTGGCATGTTGTCCTTTTCTTTTTTTCGGTTTTTCTCTAGGAACATAAGACTTGGCTGTTTTCATGTTCTACTGAAGAGGATTTTTTGACTGTTCTTTCATCTCTTCAATAAGTAGATTTAATAAGTCTATACTTTTTTTATTAATTGCTATGTCAGTGTGATTGTGTCTTGTATCAACACTTTCTAGTGCTTTAACTTTTTCTTTAAGTACAGCAACGATAGATAAATCAACTGTTTTAGATGAATTTTCTAACACATCTATCTTAGTCATAACTTCACCGTATTTTATAAATCCTGCTCCTATACTTCCTATAAGTCCAATCAGAACTACAATGTTAGTTAAGTTATTCTTTAGTTTATCCATGCAATCACTATAAGAATTGCTACTGCAATCATAAACGGTTTATGGTCATTCCATAGGTGTATTAATTGTGTCTTAATTATTTTTTTATCCATTTTGTAATTCCCTTATTTCTATTAATAGTTTTTGTTTTTTATAATTAATTTGTTCTAATTTTCTTTCTTTGATAACCAATGGGTCATTTGCTGTGTAAACATCTAGGTTTATATCCGCATAGATAAGTCTGTTATCAAGCATGAAATCTTGATTTAGATAAATATTCTTTGGTTTATAAAATTCTATATTTGTGTACGCAACTAACGACACCTCATCTTTAAGCATGGCATCTAGTTTAAGTAAGTTCTTAACCTCAAGATTTTTTGAGACATCTTTTA